AATGGGCATGGTATTTCGTTAATTACACCATCGTATATATAGAACGATCTATTGCCCATCCAATATGTATTGCCGTCGATTGCAATCATAGAGTTTAAACCAATTGCGCTAACGCCAGTGCCAAGCAATCTAAACGAAAATATAAATGGGTCACCAACGAATGTCATGCCATAGATAGCCTCGTCGGTGCTTATTATAGTTTCCTCTCGCGTGTTAACCAAAGCAACAATTTTGGTTCCAACTTCAAGTCTTTGATCGCCAGCAGTATTTAGTGCCGTTGGAGCAAATTTTGTAAAATCTTCTTGCGTAGACCAGCGCACCAGCATTGGGTCTAGTGTTCCAGAACTTCCATCGGCGGCGACATACACACTAGCCCCAGCAGCAATAAAATGTCTGTCAGGAAAGCTGACAACAGTTGCCCGAACTTCAACAGGGACAGACGCTGCCCCTGCAAGGCTAGACACAAGAACGGCCCGTGCTGTGATTAGGCCAGATGTATCCCAGTAATATATCTGTCCACCTCTGACATTCGCAATTAAATCTTCGCCCCAAATATTTAAACTCCATGAAGAGTTTTCAAGATTGACTTGAGACAAAGATAAAGCTCTTGGCGTGTTCCACGTTGATTCACCCCAACCACCAACGCCCCAGCCAAGTGCTGGGTTTGCGCTTTGTGTGCCTAATCCTTCGGTGGCACCAATAAGATATTTTATGTCTATTGTCGTACCGCCGCCTGTGGCTCCACTTGTTGCTGCATCTGGCGATTGTATTGAATAAGAATTGGCATCAATATAAGTTATTTGATACCCTGCCATTCTGTTAATTGTTTCGGCAGATATGCCGCCTGTGGCAGTGGCAGAATTTATTACAACCCAATCACCGTCTGAAGCGCCATGAGAGTTATCGGTCACAGTAATGGTTGTGCTGCCACTGGTTACGACCAAAGGATTAGAAAGATTGCTTGTGGTTTTTCGCAATGGCGTAATGTCATAAATTGCGTTGTTTTGAATTATGTAGAGATGATTGTGTGTTCCGACAGCTATTCGATCTGTACCATCTACACCTCTCCAAAAAACCATTTTCCGACCAATGCCAGTCAGCGTAGCTTCAGTGGATGTTGTTTCCCCAGCCGAATCTAATGCGTAAAATTTATCTTTTTCCCATCCACCAATTTTTTCTGGGTATCCGTTTACAAAACGAACAAGGTCACTGTCCACATAAAATGGGCCGTTTTTGCCAGCAGAATATTCTGTGGTATCTTTGACGATGCCAGCGTTGTATTTCAACAATTGCAGTGACATCAGAACATGGTTTCGAAATGAGGAGCATCGATAAATGGCCTACGACCTTGTGAGCGCCTTATGTCTATATAGCTGTTCATAGCGTCCTCTGCGCTACCCTCCCAAGCACCTAGATCATTAACAGTCCACGCAGCGCCCCAGCGTAGCTTTACGCCCACAGCCTCTGCGCCTTCTTTCATGGCGTCTGCAATTTCATCATAGAGGTTCAGTTCCCATCTGCCGCCATCGCAGTAAGCCATTAGGTCAACAGCGTTACCGTCAATGTGTTTTGACTTCATGGTTTGCGAAGCCCCTTTTGCAACCAAAGCACGTTGCTCGTCTATTGTTCGCAGTCCACAAATTACCGAAAAGTCTTGTTTCGTAACACCTATGGCGTACTTAACAACAGCCACCATTTTTTCGTCTACACCTTCTAGCCTTGACAGGCTTCGTTTGCTTAACTTGTAGCCCATAATTATTTCCCTGCATATTTACTGATTGCCCGATTTCCAAACCAGAATGCCAGAACTGCGCTGAATAATCCAGATGTCTCCCCATCCCACATGAGATCGACGGCCTGCATCCAATCTCCACCAGCCTGCGTGACCTTGACCATAATCACGACTTTTGTGGCTACGAACAGTCCGAAAAAGGCATAAGTAACAATAGGACGAACAGAACCCCGAAGACCGTTGATAAATCTTCCAGCGTCGATAGATCGATCATGCTCATACAAGCCCCTTGTTTCTTCGATGTCTGCTTTCTTATCTAGCTCGACCAGCTTCATTTCAGACCGCTTTTGTGCAAGCTCTGTTTCTATTTGCATCATTTCAATGCGATGCTTTTGCTGCTGATTGGCCTTAAAGTAATCAAGCACTGACGGCAGAAACGATGATCCGAAGCCCAGCAGGCTTCCCAGAAGAGCCATCATGCTTTTTCACCGTTTATGAAGATGCCAAAACAGCCAGTAAGTGCGCCCATACAGACGCTAACCAAACCCGCTTGGGCATTTGTTACTTGATCTGGGGGGATAGACATAAACCAGTGAACACTTTGATACGTCAGCACCGTAACAGCCAGCATCATTATTCGCGGCAAAACTTTGAATTTATCAAACGTCTCTGGTGTCATGCTCTCACCCCATCTTTGTTAGCACAGTTATCAACATCATGATTATCGCAGCACTAGCACCAATCATGATAGCCTCGACTCTTTTTACTCTGGTGAACAACTCTTTGAATTGTATTCTTACCTCAGTTTGAAGAGATGCCATTTCTTTTTCTAGCGCAGATACGCGCTCCTCCATATCAGCCATACTCAAACGTCGCCGCAACTGCGATTATTTCTTGGTTTGATTCCTCTCCTGGTTTTAAAGATTGATCAGGGTCGTCAATCAACCGAGATGGGAATGTTGTTTTTACTATTTGTGTCAAATTTCTAAAAGCTATAAAACGGTCAAATTGTTCGCGATGTATGCGTTTTAAAGCAGGTGCTCTCAAGGCTGTGTAACTATCTCCATCTTCAACAGAAGAAACATTAAAATATCTTGGGTCATCATCAGCAATATTTTTGGGATGAGTTGTAAGTCTGTTCGATTGGCTAACCCTAAATGCGTTATATCTGTTCGGGTCAGGCTCAACAACAACAACATCGCAAGCAGTTAAAAATTTATCATTTGCAAACTCCTCTGCAAAATTCGCGGCTGCTGCTTGAGCAGATTCTTCGCTCGTATAAAAAACATCACCCCAAAGATATCTGGTAGTGTACTCTGTCATGTTGTCGCTCCATAAGTGGTTCCGCTATTTGAAAGAGTGTAAGAATTTCCATTGTCTTCGATTGCTTTGCCGCCAGCAGAGCCTAAATTAGCAGATCGGCCACCAGATGCACCCCAGCCACCACCGCCACCAGCACCGTAAACATAATTGTTTGAGCTGCCACCAGCACCACCGCCACTGCCACCAGCACCAGAATTCGATCCAGCGCTACCACCAGAACCAGGAAGTATTTTCCCACCCCTTGCAAGTCCAGTTCCGCAGAAACCTGACGCGTTGGTAAAATACCCAGAACCGCCAGCCCCAGCACCACCGCCACCTCCAGCTCCTGGGCCACTGGCACTAGCCCCAGTTGCATTTAATTGGGTGTTGGTATCTCCAGCACCTCGACCACCACCTCCGCAATTTCCAGTCCCGCCATTACCGCCACCTCCAGCAATATATGCCCCAGAGTGATTGATTACTGTGACTCCTGTTACGCTAATATTGACTGCTTTGCTGGTGTAATTGCCTATTATCTTTCCATAATTTTCAATAATGCAGTTGGGAGTATCTATATGCAGTGCGCTGGAACTTGCACTAGCGCCCCAAACCCAAAAGTTAGCAGGTATGATTAGTGTGCCACCATCAGAAATGAAATCAGAAGTAGTAACACTATTATAATTCTCTTGCCCATTTATTAGTGATTGAGTCTCCAAAGTGACAGGCCCACCACCGCCTCCTGACCCAAATCCTAAAACATTAGTTCCGAAACCCGTCATTTTTCACCCCTATGCATCATTTGCTGCGTCAGTTGTAAAGAACATCTTAACGCCCAACAGCCTTGCTGCGCCTGTTTGATCATCCGCGCTAGTGTCACGGTTAATCTGGAAAAAGCACATATCGTTTGCCGCTGGACTTCCAGCTATAGTCACTGCGCCACTTTCTGCTGAGACCATCAAGTCATTTGACGTTCCAGAAAAGGCAAGAGCAGTAGTCGCCACTTGAGTGCCAAAAGCTGTATTTATGCTTTCGTCGTTTGTGATCGCCACCCCAGCAAGTTGCCAAGCAACCGTGCCAGTGTTTGTGCCTGTTACTGTCCAAAAAGGCTGGAAGGTGATCGTTCCTTCATTCCAAGACTTAGGCATGGCGATAGCAAATTGAGCAAAGTCATCCGCATCAGCCGCAAAGTCTAGGACTTTCAGATCAGGTCGCAAAGCTGTTGTTTCAACTTGTTCAACATCACTGCAAGGATTAGTTGTGCTTGGGTACATAGCAACTGCTGGGACAAACATCGTCTCTTTGCCAGCGACTTTGACCGCTGCGCCACCAGAAGTGATGCTAGAGTTGAAAGCAGCAGCACCAGCAGCAGACATATCGAGTGTCAGAGCAGTAATTTCAGCACCACCATCATCACCTTTAAGCAAGATGTCTTTGTCTTGGACATTAGACTTAATGACAAGGTCACTGGATGCGTTGGTTATAGTTCCAATGGCTGTGCCGCCATCTTTAAATATTACATCAGCCCCATCAGCATCCAGAATAATATCGCCAGCACTGTCCAACGTGATGGTTGTTCCCGTAGCAGTAAATGTGCCATCAGCCGTGATTGATATGTTTGCTGCGGCTGCGGCTGCGTCTGTTGTGGCAATTGCCAATGCACCATCAGCCGCGACAGTCAGTGTTGCTGTGTCGCCTGACGATCCAGTCATCGTAATGACTTTGCCATTTAAATCGATATCATCGACGGTGGCTTGGTTCGCAGTAATAATGTCAGTTACAGTTGTCCCAGCCAGATTTACATCTGTCAAAAGATCATAAATTACTGCACCTGATCCTGCGCCATCTGTGGCAATCATTTTGACCTGACCAGCAAGCACTGCAACATTGGCTCCAGAGCCTTGAGTGAATGTCAGAGTATAGCTAGTTGCATTCTCAATCATCCAAACTTTTGAAACGGTGTTTGGTGCAAGTGTGACTGTGCAAGCCTGACCACCGCCTGTGCATTTTAGATAGAACCTTCGTTCATCACCCTTGGCACCATCTGGGACAGTGACCGTATGTGTAGAGGCATCCGCAATAGCTTCAGTGCCGTAAGCAAATGCCTCTGCAATCATTTCCAAGTTTAGGTTTGTGACTGTTCCCCATGATCCCGACTGGTCGCCAGTCGCCATTTCATTGAGGCGTAAGTCGTTTACATAGGTTGAAGCCATTTTAGTCGATCCTTACAATTGCGGTGTCTTTGGTTGCGGCGGGAAATACGATGCGGAAAGTGCCACCAGATACAGAAAAATCACCGCCAAAATCAAGAATAGCTATTGCTCCTCTTGCGTTTGAAGATGCATCGCCCAGCGTTTTGTTGTAGATCAAAGCGCCACGAGCAGTAAATGTTGCGCTTGTCCACTGTGGATCATCCGCATCAAAAACTCCGCTAGTGCTGTTTTCAGCAACAGCCTTGTTTGCCAATGCAACGCCACCAGTGGTGTAGCCATTGCCGTTGGCGACTTCATTGGCAGTGATGTAACCATCAGTGGTCGCATTAAGTGTCGCGCTACTTGTGTAAAGCGCAACATAAATATTGTCGCTGTCTAGGTGGTGGTCACCCAGAAGCACGTCTTTTTTAAACAGCGTACTCATCGCCTGTGTGATAGCCATTATATGCCTCCATTGTATTCTGCTGCGTAGTCACGTTGCATCTCTTGTACTGTAAGTTGGACTGCTTCGTCAAACTGGGTTTTATACAGAGATAAAGTTTCTGGCGCTTTTAAAAACGCAGAAGCCTCGTACAGAGCCGCAGCAAGAAGAACTGTAGAAGCGTTAGTGTCGATCCAAGTGTTGGGATTACCGTTACTTAGCCCCGTCTCAGGCGCGATAAAGTCCACGCTGTAGGCCAAGGCCGCAGAGGGCGTTGGAGCCAGTGTAATGACCGTGCCAGCCGTTCCTGCGCTATTTGTGCTGTACATGCGTGGGGTACCTTGTGTCGCCGCATTGGGCCAATAGTCGCGGATGTAAGAATCCACCCTGTGGTCGAGATACGTCACAACATTTGTGTCGGTAATTGATACCTGTCGGATCATCCGCGCTGTTGGTATTGTATATGACGCTGTGCCTTGCACAAGATTAGCCGCAGCAGACGTTTGGCGAAAACATGGCATATTTGGCAGTCGCTGAAATACCATTTCTTCAGCCTGCGCTATTATTGTGTCAATTGATGCGACAAACTCTGTCGAGTCATCTTCCAAAAAATCTTGGATATTGGCCTTGAGTGTTGTGTAGCTCATCTATTCATCCTCAATTCCATGTTCCTTCACCATAGCCGCCTTGACCCCAAGTTGTGATAGTAACTGCGCTAATAGAGCCAACACCACCTGTGCCATTAGAACCAGATATAGGTGGCTGAATGTTTGCATTCCAAACCCCAGAACCCCAAGTCCCATCACCCCAAGCTGTATCTATAAATGGAACCTCATCCCCCACACTACCTGTGCCGCCAAGACCACTAACTGTAATATTAGAGTCAAGCGCAACTGCCTCAGAACCAACGGATGCTGTGCCACCTGTGCCGCTGACATTAAATATTCCATCTGCATTTATAGCTTCGTTGCCAACAGCACCCGAACCACCAACGCCAGTCTCAGCAATTATTGCATCCGCAGAAATGCCTTCAATTCCTACGCCACCTATGCCACCAAGACCAGCGGTGTGTGGGTTTCCTGGCTGATCACCCCAAGCACCTTGGCCCCATGTGCCTATTCCCCAGCCAAATGCTTCAACAGCAACTACGCTGCCAACGGCTGCTGTACCACCAGCACCCGTGGCTGTTTCTTCTGCTTCTGGAACTTCTGCGCCAATGCCGCCAACTCCAGCAGTGCCAATAACAATTTCTTCTGACTCTGGAACTTCTGCCCCAGTGCCACCCGCGCCACCAACGCCTGTTGCGGATACGTCTGTCGTGATAAACAATGACGTGCTGCCAACTGCTGCTGTGCCGCCAACGCCAGTCTGGGATGTGTTGATTACTTCAAAGTTGGATATTTGCCCTGAGAATGCTTTCCCAGCAATGCCAACATTAGTTGTTAGTCTGCGATCAGCAAATATATCGTAATTATAACCTATGAATATTTCGACATTTTCGGGGTCATTGTCTGGCCGTGGATTAAACAGGGCCGTGGCATCAACAACATTTTTAGCAGGCGTTAATTGTGGGTTTTTTGGCTCCCAATCTTCTGGCGCTACGCGCAGGCCGTCCCAAGTCGTTTTTAATTGCGTATAGGGAACCCGCAGGCCACTTCTATCGCTTATCGCTTGAGATTTTTTGCCCCGTGCGTATTTTGCCATTAATATAAATTCAGCGCAGTTGGCTGAACCCTCAGACT